ATCCGCACCGACACCGTTGGGTACTGCGTGCTCATTGCCACACCTTTTCCGGGGGTTGCCCGCCTCGATCCCAGAAATCGCCAGGATGCTGGAGCAGCGGCTGCATGTTCTGGTCGGGCCACTTGAACCAGACCTCGGCGTGGCCGAGAGCCACCCGTGGGCAGATGCCGAGTTTCAGCCCGGCTTTCTGAGCCTCGATCCAGAAGTGAATGTCGTCGTCAATCCGGCCGTCGTCCCACCGGCCAGCCTCATTCGGCCTGCCCAGGAACCACGGGTGCGGCATCTTCCTCAGAGCCGACGCTCGCAGCAGCGTGAACCCGAAGTGCGCCGTGTTCACCGGCATGATGTTGTGGTAGATGAGCTGGTCCCGGCCGATGCTCCCAGCCCGTGTGCCGTCCTCGCTCATCATCGTGAACAGCGGCTCGTCGTGCCGCCGCTTCATCTGCACCGCAGCCACCACGTCGTAGTCCGACGCCGTCGCGTAGGTCAGCAGACGAGGCAAGGCGTCCGGTTGGAAGATGCTGTCGTAGTCCAGCGTCAGAATCCACAGCGGCGGGCCGTCCTTCTCCGGGTCGTTCTCGACCATGTCAGTCATGACACGCTCGAGGCACTGCCCCCAAAACGCCCCCTCGAGCCGCACAGGTGCGACGCCGTAGGGGATCAGGCCGCGAGGCCAACAGAACATGTGGTCCTGCCAGCCAAGCCGCGGCACGCTCATGGCGCAATGCACGCGGACAGGACCGGAGCCAGTATTCAGCACAGCCGGCTTGATGCCGGCGATGGGTGAAGCAGCCGCGCCCACGGCAACCTCCTTCGAGTTGTCGAACTACTCAGCCCAGGACCACGCGATTGGTGACGTTCGCGTCAGACGCCGAATCGACGCCCGACTCGCCGCGGCCCAGCCGGGCCGCCACCACCACCGTGTTGTTGCTCGCGTTGCTCGTCGCGGACGAGCTCGGCGTGACCGCTACCTGCACGTACCGCTTCAGGCTCTTGGTGCTGACCTCGAACCGGCTGACGTTGACGGTCGCCGTGTTGCCGACGCCAGACAGCGTGTAGTCCGTGTTCTGGATCAGGCTGGCGATCGTGCCGTAGCTGCCGTCCGTGTCGGAGTGCTTCAGCGTGACCACGCTCGGAGCCGCCGTGTTGGCGATCGAGCGGTAGCCCACGTCCACCGACAGGGTGTCGTAGCCGAGGCAGTCGATGGCGACCGTCAGCGTGCTGGCCGAGTTCAGACCGGCAGCGTCCGTCAGGGCGACCACGGAACGAGAGTTGGCGAGATGGTTCACGGTTCAGGGTTCCTTGATGGTGCTGAGGGTCAGAGGATGAGGGCCACGACCGGACCGGCGGTGCTGGCGTCGCCAACGTCCGAGGTCACCGCGTCGTAGGACACCGTGGCCTGGAAGTACGTCTGGTCGAACTCGATGTACCGGTCGGTGCTTGCCCGGACGGCAACCTGCCGACGGAGGGCGAAGTGCGACGACCGCTTCAGGTCACCGAAGAGGGCCACGCACTGGGTAGCGGCGGCAGTCTTCCGCATGACGTTGTTGAAGAACACCGGCCAGCCCATGAACACCGGCCGGCGGACGCCGTCCACGATCTCGTTGGCCGAGGCACCGTTGCCGCCGAGGGCCAGCGACTGCATCGCCAGAGCGTGCATCTGCGGGGTGGTGTACCAGCCGCAGGTCGGGCTCTGCGCCGCGTAGGTCGGCAGCTTCGCGATCGTGTTCGCGAAGTCGTCGATCGTCAGACTGGTGACCGCGGTCTGGCTGGAGTCGTGGATGCCAGCCGTCAGCGTTTCGTTCTCGAACTTCCACTGAATGCCGCGGATGCCGCCGTAAGTGGAAGCCCCGGTCCCGATGAAGCCGTCTTCGTCGATCCGCAGGGCGATCGCCAGGGCGAACTCCTGGGCGACAAGCCCGGCCAGGTCGATGGCCGAGTCGTCGATCAGCTGGTTCGGAACGCGAGTACCAACGCGAACTTCCTTGCTGGAAAGCAGGACGTTGTCCGTCGCCATGTCCGAGACGGTCGTCTCGCTGTTGGCACCGGTGTGGTAGGCCGTGTTGCCAGCCGTCCGACGCGGGATGTAGAGCGTGTCGCTCGCCATCGTCAGGTTGTTCGCCTGGGCGGGGAACGCACCGTAGGACTCAACGAGCCGGATCACCGTCGAAGCGAACGTGTCGGGGATGAACACGCCACCCTTGCTGTTGTCGTTCGGCGACAGGGCGCGGGCCTCGACGTTCTTCTCGTACCACGCACGATCTTCGGCACGGCCAAGGACGTAGCCGCGAATCCAGCGGCCGCAGGCTTCGGCGTCCGAAGACGACCGGAACATCGTGGCCTTGCCGCTGTCACGGGACGGACGGGCAACCGGCTCGACAGCCGCAACCTCGACCGGCTTCGCGGTCGCAGCCACCTTGCCACGGAGCGACGTGATCCGCTCGGCGATCGAGTGCTCGCGGGCCAGTTCGGCCTCGAGCCGCTCACCCTCGGCGGCGAGCTTCTCCATCTCGGCGGCCTGCTCGGCGGAACGGTCCTCGACGGCCGAAAGGTCGGCGAGCATCGCAGCCACAGCGGCGGCGCGGTCCTGAAGCTTCGAGAGTTGAGTGGCCATCCGTGGCGCTCCGTAGTTGTGAACGGTGACAGTCCGTGTCTGTCGTTCACACTACGGGAGCAAAGAGCGACGACCTAGCGTTTCGGTTCTACGTAGAACGAACGGCGGCAGATGTATTCCGATGGCACGACCACCTTGCCACGAAACTCGCAGCACGGGCATTCGACGTAGCGAACCTGCTGATCGCCAGCGGCCTTGCTCGTGTACGTGCGAATGCGGCCACGCTTGCACTGCGGACACGGGTCGCCTGGTCTAGCCACGCAACATGCTCCTGAGCTTGGCAGCCCGCAGGCGAGCCGCCATCCGCACCGCCAGATTCGTCAGCGTCTTGCCGTCGTCCACCGGCTCGGCCGAACCCGGAACCTCTTCCTGCTCAGCCATCCACGCCTCCATGCTGCGCCGGGCCACAGCCGCAGACGAAGACGAGTATGCCGGGTGTGTCACCACCGACACGTCGAACAAACCAGACACCTCGCGGATCGAGCGACGCGGCATGCCGTCCTCGCCCGGTGCCCACGACTGCCCCTTCTGCTCCACGGTGAACGCAAAGGACGAGCCCCGCAGGTCGCCGCGGGCAGTCAGTTCGCTGATCGTGCGGCCCAGTTCCGTGTTCGGCAGGACGACCGAGTACCGCAGCCCCTTCTCGTCACTCGACAGTTCCAGCGTGCCCGACGACGTGCGACCGAGCAGCTGGTTGGCGTCGTGGTTGAACAGGGCCACCACGTCCCGCTTGCCACGCTGGCGGTTGAGCACCTTGTCGAACGCCCCCGGCAGGATCGTCTCGCGGAACCCGCCCAGGTCAACCGAGGTGGTGTTGTAGCGGACGGCGTAGCCAGACAGGACAGTGCGGCCGTCGGCCCGAGTCTCGACAGCAACGCCGCCGTCGTCGGCAAACTCCCAATCGCGCCGCTCGATGTTCGTCTCGTCCATGGTTTCGCTCCTGTCGCCTTGCTCGCTGTCCAGTTGTTTGACCTTGTCGCCAGACCACACACGGGCGGCATCGCCGCCCCATAGCATCCACGCCACAAATCCCGGCGTTTCCTCCCCCGCCTTGTTCCAGCCCGGCCGGCGGTCGGCTTCGTGCCGAGCGAACCAGGCGGACATTTCGCGGACGTGTTCCTCCGTGAGTTCCTCGCGGGCGGCGATGATGTTGGCCCGGCGGACGGTCTCGGGCTTGAGCCCGTCGCCGCTCTTGCCTTCGTTGTGCAGCCGCAGCCCGGTGCGTGCTGCCTCGGCCATGCCTGCCGTCGGCTTGAGGTCAACCGCCATTGGCGTCCTCCGCTGGAGCGTCAGGCGTGTCTTCAGCCTCGGCGGCCTCGATCTCTGCAGCGTCCTCGACCGCGTCGGCCGGCGTGTCCTCGACCTCGCCAGGCGAGTCGTCCTCCGACTCAGGCATCGGCCCGAGGTTCTCCTTCTGCCGCACCTCTTCGGGCGTCAG